AAAATGGGTATAGCGGTGGTGGCTGTGGAGTAGCATACAAATCGGTATTCGGCCCAATTACTGATGAAGTACAACCATCTGGAGGGTATTATATAATTGAAAATTATGACGCTGATGTTATAGCAAATAATGATGTATTTATTTTAGAAATGAATCTAAATACTCCTTTAGTTTTAAATAAAGTGAGTGATAGTGTACTACGCGATTCGGCTAATAAAAATAATATATATATTGAAGATGAAGCAGTGGCTATACAACTAGACCCGACATACGGGCCATATGACTACCCATCCTCATATATTTTCTTATATGCCCCTTATTTCACAGAAAGTGAAGAAGAGGGAGGAACTGAATAACTGGTATAATTTATGGATAAGATATTAGTTATAGGAACAAATGCTAGTGGCAATGGTGGGGTAGACATATCTCACCTAGCCACATATGTCGTTCAATATCCTAAATTATGGTCAAGTGATAGTGGCAGAAATATGCGTGGAGATAACAAAGCTACATTAATTGGTATCTTTACTAAATTACAAGTAGAGTTATCTCCTGCATATGATGCAGATGACATTAGTCAGATATTAGGAGTATTGAATGGACCTAGCACATATGTGAAATATTATGATACAGAGACTCAATCATTAAGGGTTGAAGATTTCTATTTTGGCGATATTGAAACTCAATTATTAGATGCTCAAGCAAATAAAGTTACTTTGAAGCAATTCTCAATAATTGGGAATAAGAGGAGAGAGTTGTAATGTTACATTCAACGATTAAATACGTTCCTAGTACAGGTACAACTACTACTGGTACTTATGATACAGAATTTATGAACGCATTAAGTTCTGTAGGTAAGATGATTTCAGTTAGAGTTTATCAAGGCAATAGTATTATATTTAATGATTCATCAATAAACAGTACTACAATTTCAGTTGAGGGTGGTTTATTGAAATCATTAATGAAAACTGTTGAGATAGAGCTTAATGGATTATATTTATTGCTAGATGAAGAATTTACTGATGTTCAAATAGGTGTATCTGGAGATAAGGGAAAAACATATTATTATGTAAGTTATGGCAAGTTTATAGGCAGTCAAGAAAATGAGCAAATCATTGAGACAAATACTACCAAAATAACTTGTTATGACGAAATGATAAAGTCAATGAAGGCATATGACCTGTCATTTAATTATACAGAAAGTACAACTAATAGAGCTTATTTCAATGCAGTTGCTAATGCTATTGGATTATCAGTAGGAAGTAGTATTCCATCTAATGGTGTGATGGCAAAAATAAGGAATCATGAGACATATGTAGATTCAAATACATATAGAGATGTTTTAGATGATTTTGCAGAGATGCTAGGTGGTTGTATTGTTGTTAAAAACAGTAAGTTAGAATTAGTAAAGCCAACCAGCATCAATGTAACGTTAGATGAAGACCAACTAAAATCAGTCAATTATAAACCAATATTTAGTCAAGTATCTAATATCACATTATCAAGAATGCCTCAAGAAGATAATGTACATTATCCTGAGCAAGTTGGTGATGGAGAATCAATTAAGATTGAAAACAATCTATTAGTTGAAGGTTATCAAGATACTGGTGGAGTAATTGACCGTACGCCTTATTTAGAGCCAATCTACAATGCGATTTCAGCTTGGGGTAGTTATTATCCTATTGAGTTAGAATCCTTTGGATATTGCGTTTATGAGCCTTGTGATAAGCTTACAATAAGAGTTCAGAAAGCAGATGGTACATATACAAACTTACCAGTTATTTGGATGTCAAATTCAATTAAGGTAAGTCAAGGCATAGAAGAGTCAATGACTAGTGAAGCTCCAGAATCTGGCGAGACTGATTATGCTAAGTCATCAAGTAGTTCATTAGCTGAAAGAAATACTTACTTATATGTAGATAAAGTTGAGCAGACTATTGAAGCTAAGATAACAGGAGTAGAAGATGATTTAGGAGAAGTTGAGACATCAATTAGAGCTGAGTTAGGAAGCCTTAGTTCAAGAGTATCATCTACTGAGACTAAGGTAGATAATTCAGTTAATAATATTACATACTTATACGCTTATGGAGACAGTGCTTCAACAAAACCAAATGATAGTGCATTTACATATTCAACAATGCCAGCATTGGCTGAAGATAAGTACATATGGCGTATGTCCATGACCTATAAGAATAATTCTTCTACACCAACAAAAACTTACGAAATGATACAAGGTGCTCAAGGACAACCAGGACATGGCGAAAAAGGAGAAGATGGTTATAATTCAGCAACGATTAATTTGTATCGCAGAGCAGCATCAGCTCCTAGTAAACCAGCTGCAACAAGTTATACATTCTCTACACATTCCTTGAGTAGTGTTCCTAGTGGTTGGTCTACAACAGTTCCAAGTGGAACTAATCCACTATACATATCTATCGTGTCAGTATCATCAAAAGAAGATACAGTAAGTATTGCTTCTTCTGATTGGTCTACTCCACAGATAATGGCAAGCAATGGAACTAATGGAACATCATATTACACTCACATAAGATATAGTGCTAATTCTGATGGAAGTAATATGACATCTAGTCCACAGACAACAACAAAGTATATCGGTGTCTATACAGGTACTAGTTCAACAGCACCAACAACAGCAAATTCTTACACTTGGAGTAAGTATGTTGGTGATAATGTAACGATTACTTCTGTTCAGTATACTTCATCAACGAGTGGAGTTTTCCCTGCTCCTACAAGTGGTTGGCAAAGTTCACCACCGACAGTTGCAGAGGGAAGTTACTTATGGACTAAAGTTAATTATTCAACAGGTGACCCATCATATTCAGTTGCTTATCAAGGTAGGGCAGGCACAAGCGTAAGTGTTAGGAAGATAAGTTATCAAGCAGGCACAAGTGCTACTACTGCACCGACAGGCACGTGGTCAGATAATCCACCGACAGTTGCTCAAGGTAGTTACTTATGGACTAAAACAGAGTTCACTAATGGAAGTATTGCTTATAGCGTTGCTAGACAAGGTGAAGATGGTGATAGTGTTACTGTTACAGAAATTAGATATGGAACATCAACAAGTGGTACAAGTTCTTCAAGTGTAACTAATTGGCAAGCAACAGTTCCTACAGTTGCTCAAGGAAGTTATCTATGGACTAGGACAAAATATAGTGATGGTACTTATGCTTACACAGTATCAAGACAAGGTGCAGATGGTGATGATGGGGTATCAGTTACTCAAATCGATAACCTTTACTATTTGAAAAATGCTCGACTTGACATTTCCCTTAACGGCAATACAACGCAAGGAGCAAATCCTAGTCCTAGTAGTCCACAGGCGATACATTCGGTAAGTGGCGATAATGAGATAAGAGTAGTAGGCAAAAACCTAGCACCGAGCGATGCACAAGCACAGACAATATACGGCATTACTTTCACTCCAAACGAAGATGGAAGTATAAAAGTAAAAGGAACGGCTACAAATGGGTTTAGTTACTCAATTTATGGAGCATCCGCTGGAGCAAAGGGAATTCCTTTAGTTGGTGGTCAAACATACACTTTTAGCGGAGCACATTTCCAATTAAATGGTACAACCGCTATAGCGGCTATGGAGACACCACGAACAAGGCAAGCCGTAGATGGAGATTATATCAGTTATATATGGCTTTACTATGGAAGTGGAGTTACTGTTAATAAGACATACTATCCACAATTAGAAATAGGCTCTACTGTTACCACATACGAGCCATACAAAGCACAGGTATATCCTATTAATCTAGGCTCTATCGAACTCAACGCTTTAGGCAATTACAAAGATTACTTCTATAAGACCGATGGGAAGTGGTATCTGCATAAGGCTATTCAAAAGTATGTATTAGATGGCTCTAGCGATATTAGAAAGAACAACGTAACCGATACTTCAAACTATCTGTACTACTTCAATAACGGCACGCCACAAACCATATCATCGGATTTCGCTTCAATGAAGTGTAATCTCTTGGTTAATAAGGTGCAATTAACAGATATAAATAGTGGAAACGCATTAACTAATGTTGGCTCGGCAATTAGAGCAGGTAGCACGTATGCAACGCTTTACTTCAACGTTGGATATTATATTGATGTGAACACACGAGATAGTGTAAAAGCGTGGTTGGCTACAAACCCATTGGAGTTTGTATACCCATTAGCCACACCAACCGACACCGAGATTACTGATGAAACCCTCATATCACAGTTAGATAATCTTGCATTAGCAATAAGTTATGATGGAGGAACGAGCATCTTACAAACGAATAGCGATAACCCATTTGCTATTACATACGAAGAAAGTGCTTTGACAAGACCATCTAAGCCAACGGCAGAAGTTACTTCAATGAGTACACTTCCAGAGGTTTGGAGTTTACAATCAGCAACATTCATAAATGGACACAGATTCTACACTTGTTTACAAGTTCACTACGATAACAACACATTAACGTGGACAGATGTAGTTGAAGACAGTTCAATGACCTATGTTTCGCAACAAGTCACATCAATGTCAACGGACATCATACAGAATACAGAAGCCATTGCATTAAAGGCAGACGCTTCAACAGTAGATACAAGTATTAGTTCACTTAATAACCGAGTTGGCAAGGTTGAAAGTGCCAGTGCTGAAATGGCAGTTAAAGCTGACGGCATTACTACTACAATATCTAATGTACAAACTGACTTAAAAGATAATTATTACACCAAAACTGAAACAACACAGATAGTAGAGGACAAGGCAGACAGTATAACTAGAACATTTGCTACTAAAACAGATGTTAATGGTGTAGTCACAGAAGTCCACACAATGATTAGAGAAAGTGGTGACGGCATAGACATTGGTAAGGATGGTAATAAATTTATCGGTCACTTTGATAATGATAGCCTTGATTTCAATAATACAAATACGGACACTACAGTTGCTTGGGTAGATGCCAATGATGGTTTAGGTGGTAAGGAATTATCAGTTGGTGACTTCAAAGAGCAGAGTAACAGATGGCGAATATTTACAAGACAGAGCGGAAGTCATTTGACTTTCACACGTCATAGTTAAGAGGTGATTAAATGGCACAGATTTCAGCAAGAGGTTCAAAAGGACATCATACGTTTTATCTTTCCGTTGTCGAAAGCGGAACGGATATTGAAAATAACACCTCACAAGTAACGATTAACTTTTGGTTAGTAGATGACAATAACTGGTACTTTGATACTTGGGGTTCAAGGCTTACTTATACAGTTACTGTAAACGGCACTACTTATAGTGGTAATTTACCTGACCACGACACCAAAACCACAAATATTATCACTAACCAAACGCAGACCATCACTCATAACAGTGACGGCACCAAACAGATAAGTTTCAGCTTTTCAACAACAGACAGTACAGGGCAGAGTTACACTCCAGGCACGGCAAGTGCTAGTGGAACATTAGATTTAACTACATTGCCAAGAGCGAGCGATGTGTCAGCGAGTAATGCGACAATATCAGCATCAAGTGGTAACTACAGTTTTACTATTACTAGCAAAGCTAATTTCTATCACAAGTGGAGATATACGCTAAACGGCACAGTTAGTTCATGGAGTAGTGCTTTACATATCAATGCAACAACAAGTAGCCCAACGATAGCATATACAGCGTTATTATCGGCTATGAGTAATACGGCGAAAAGCACGATTACTATTGAGGTGCAAACGTTCAGCGATAGTGCTTGCACTAATTTGGTAGGCACGAAATCAGCAACAGCAACGATTACAGTTACCTTAAAACCATCAGCACCAACGCTAACTACATTAGGCTTTAGAAGCAGAAGTAGTGGTGTCAATTCTAACATCACTACACCTACGGCTGGCTATACCACAGTCGCTTTAACGGCTTGGTCACACGGCACTTCAAGTGGTGCTAGTGGTTATACCACATATTTTAGCGTTGACCAAGGAGCGACATTAAAGACATCATCAGCAACGGCTAATAACACGGTAATTGAGACAAACACATTGCCTGCAAGTGCTAAACAATACACATTGACCTATACAGCTTACACAGTTGATAGCCGAGGTAACCAAAGTGCCAATGCTACCAAGACAGTAGTTGTATATGGTTACACTGCTCCATTGTTAACCTTAATTGCTTACAGAACGGCAACAAATAGTGCATCCGATACTACAGAAGATGGTGCTGGCTTATATTCATATGTTGCGTTTAGTAATGTTTTGAGAGGGCAGACGGATGCAAACGGGGCATTGAGGAGTGGCAACCAAAATGCTATCGTAAGTGCTACTTGTAAGTATGGAAGTACAGCAGTTACAAGTGGTCAGCACATAGCATTGTCAGAAACCGACACTAGAACATTTGTCTACACGGTTCAAGACAGATTTACCACTACATCAACCTCTGTAACTATTCCACAAGCTAAGTTCCCACTTGATTTATATGATGATGGAAGCGGAAATGTTGGTGTTGGTCTTGGAACAATTGCGGTGGCTAACAAAGTAACTTCGGCATTGCCAATAGAAGTAAGCGGAAGTGTTAAAGCGAACTCATTGCATTCGGCTCACGCTAGTACAAGGGGAAATTCAAGCGGATATGTCAAGATTAGAATTAACTCATTAGCAAATTGGATGCTCGCATTTACTGTTTGCATATACGCTAATTACCAACAGATTCAGTTAAGAGTTAGCGGATATAACTATCATTCAGCAAATAAGCATTGGCTTTTACCAAAAGCACAACTATTATCAACGAGTGCACTTGCAAATGTAAACGTAACTTTTGGCTATGACACCGATGATTACTTATGGGTATGTATACCAGTTGACGCTTACTATGGTGTCGATATTGTAGATGTAACCAACGGCTTTGACCAAGTCATAGATACTGTAGACGATTTATTTACGCTGACCGAGGTATCAAGCATTCCTACTACTGTCCAAGCAACAGCAACGGCAACACTTAGTGCAATTACATCAACGAATGCAACGAACGCTACTAATGCAACTAATGCTACTATAACTAACTGGATAAAGACACAAAGAACATCAGTAGACGTAAACTCTATAAACACTTATGCAAGTAGTTCAAGTAACAGGTCAAGTATATATGAAGTTGAAGGTAGTGCTTCTAATCTACCAACAGCAAATTATTATACACTCTTGACTATGCGAGGGCTCGACTTAACTTATGGTACACAATTGGCTATTGGTGAAAATACACAGCAAATTTATTATAGAGCGTATCAGGGTAGTACGTGGAGGAGCTGGAGAAAAATACCATTAGAGAATAATGTAATTTTTTCAGGAACAATTAAAGGTGGAGAATCACATTTAATTGATATGACAGCTTATTCACGAATTAGAGTATATGCGTTGACTTGGGGTGTTCAGCATTGTTTTGAAATTGATTTAAGCGAAGCCGGTAAAGCGCAGAGTGGACATGGTTTAACAGACGCTAACTGGCCGTGGCAAGGCGGTTCATCTGTAATGCACAGAGATGGAGCCGGTGCTTCTGGTGGTACATCATCCGTTTACTTTGTGTCTGTTAAAATTGGTGGCGATAAAAAGTCATTATGGTGCGTTCAATGCGGATACCAATATATAGGCTCAAGTTATTCTTCATTTGCACAAAAAAATAGTAATTCGGAATACTACGTCTATAGAGTAGACGGTATATTATAAAAATTCAATTTAACTATATAAAATAAATACCAATTAATTTATAATTAATATATAAAGAAAGGATGGTAAAGTTATGACAGTTCAGATTTATGAAAAAGACTTTCCGATTTATACTCTTGCCTTTATGAGAAAAAATAAGTATTGGATTAGTAAGTTCGATGGCTATGGTGGAATGTCACCTTACTATGCTGAAGATAAGAAAACTGGTTCAGTATTATGGAATTGTGTTCCTACTACTTATGGTTATTGGGCGTGTTTAGGACAGATTACAGACCCATATGGATTAGATTTAAGCCCATATAATGCTAACTCATTCTATGACCATAAAGATAATTATGAGAGAAGTAGATGGACTTGCCGTAGAGGTGCTATTGCATGTTGGAGTGGTGGAGCAGGTGGCTATGGTCATGTAGCAATCGTAACAAATCATGTCGATATGTATAAAGATATGGAGACAATTAATGCTGGTGGCGGTGCTGAATACTATACTAGAACATATAGCTATCCTTATGACTTCAATGGATATAAGTTCCAAGGATTTATCGAATGTCCGTTTATCGTACCAGACCCACCAAAACCAGAAGTTGATTATAAATATAAGATTGGTGACGCTGTATTAATTCATGGTGATTTATATAAGAGTTCTATGGCTGATTCTCCAGCAGGTTATATTGTTGACAAAGTAACTAAGATTACTAGATTAGCTAAAGGCTCCAGACATCCATATAATACTACTGGTGACCTTGGTTGGATGGATGAAAAGGACATTAAGCCATATGAAACTGAAGTTATCAAAGTAGGCGACAAGGTAGAGCCAATTAGAGATATATCCTATTCTGGTAATAGAGTAGTAAGATGGGATGACTACTACTATATAACTGAATTAGTTGGAGAAAGAGCAGTATTAGCTGCTAAGCGTGGAAGTAGATTAGTTACTTGGTGCGCAATGAACGTAAATAATTTACGAAAAGTTTAATGCACTAGCCATTGACTAATAAGGGAGGTATGAAATATGAATATTGAAGAATTTGTTATTCTACCAATCGCTATTGGAGTAATGATTTGTACAGAAGTCATTAAGAAAGTAGCCTTTAAAGATGAAGCATTAAGAGACAGATTTGTACCATTGGTTGCAATCTTATTAGGGGTATTATTTAACACATGGTACAATCAATGGCAGTTCGATTATATTGTGTTCTTAAATGGTTTAGCAAGTGGCTTTGCTGGCATAGGAACATTTGCAGCTGCTAAGAGTGTATTTAAGAAAGTAGAAGGCCAGGAATAGTTCTATGCCGGCAATGTCGCAAGAGTTCACTACATTGGTATCAATCGCAAGCGGTATCGCTGCTATTATCGCTTGCATTAAACTAGTCAATACCCCGCTGGATAAAATCAGACAGAATAGTGAAGACATCAAAGAATTAAAAGAGCAGCAAAAGAAGAGAAATGAAATGGATAAAGCCATTTTAAATGGTCTGCAAGCCATGACTAATCATATGATTGATGGTAATGGTATTGAAAGACTAAAAGCTAGTAGAGATGAATTAAATCATGCTATTAGTGAAATTGCTACAAAGTGAATAAAATTAGAGATTTCACTGTACCAGAATTAAATATGTTTAGAGAACTCTGCAACTTTACCGATGAAGAACGAGAAGTATTTGAATTAAGGGCTAAAGATAAAACTATTAGCCAAATAGCTTATGATATGAATATATCTGAGCCAAAAGTATCTATACTTATAAAGAGGGTCAAAAAGAAGATGATTAGAGTTATCTAAATCACTATATATTTTTGCTCCTTTCAGTATAGTGATTAGATAGGGCGAGAAATTCTCGCTCTTTTTTATTGTATAAAAAACATATAAAAATCATATAATTTCTCCTTTAATTAGTAACTTATAATTTAATTAGAAAAAGGAGGGAGCCTTCAATGATAGATATAACAGCTACTTTACAAACCACTATGGAAAAAGATGCTTGTTCTGTTTTGAAAGCTCTTTTAACTTTGTTAGAAGCAACAATCGAAAAAGAAGAAGAGGAGAAAAAGTAGTATGGCTTTTATATTTTATAATCCTAATCCAGATAAGAAGTTGGTAGGAGATTGCGTAATAAGAGCTATATCTATTGTTATGAATCAAGATTGGGAAAAGACTTATTTAGATATTGCTTTACAAGGTTATACGATGAAAGATATGCCATCAGCAAATCACGTTTGGGGAGCATATTTACATAATCGAGGATTTAAAAGATATGTTATACCTGATACGTGTCCAGACTGTTATACAGTAGAAGATTTCTGTGAAGACTTTCCAATAGGAACATATTTATTAGCAATAGGAACTCATGTAGTAGCAGTTCAAGATGGTAATTATTTCGATACATGGGATTCTGGAAATGAAGTACCGATGTATTATTGGCAGAAGGAGGAATAGTTAATGCCAGCTTATAACAATTATTTTCCTACAAATTATCAACCAATGAACTATCCGTCTTATCAAACACCTACTTATAACAATGGGATTGTTTGGGTTCAAGGTGAAGCAGGAGCTAAGGCTTATCCAGTAGCAAGTAATAACAGTGTCTTATTAATGGATAGCGAAAGTGAGAAGTTTTATATTAAGACAACTGATGCTAGTGGTATGCCAATGCCGTTAAGAGTATTTTCTTATAAGGAGGTTACAGGAAGCCCAGAGAGCTCTTCTAAGAGCAGTTTTGACCCTAGCTTATATGTAACTAAAGATGAGCTAGAAAGTCGCTTAGAAGCTTTAAAAACACCTTCTAGGAGAGTGAGAGCAGATGACTAATCCACTGTATCAATTATTAGGTAATCAACAAGCATTACCGGGAAATATGCAACAGATAATAGCTAGATTTAATCAGTTTAAAAATACGTTTACAGGTAATCCTCAGCAACAAGTACAACAATTACTTAATTCTGGAAGAGTTACCCAAGAACAGTACAATCAAGCAGTTCGTATGGCTCAGAGCTTACAGAATATGCTGAAATAACCTATACACTTCTAGGTGCACATGGAAGAGGTATATAGATTAAGGAGAACATTTAATTTATGGCTTTAACAGAAGACAATGGTGGAATGAACACCACAATGTTAGTCGGACCAGCTAGTACTGGTTATGGCTATGGAATGCCTTATCCTGTTTACCAAAATGTTGGTGGCAATGGATTTGGCGGCACAGGCTGGGGAGATGGATGGTGGATTATCCTTTTATTCATTCTTCTCGGTGGTTGGAATAACAATGGCGTAGGCGGTGGCTTCGGTGGAGGTAACTCAGTTTATCCTTGGATGTTAGCTAACAACACAGATAATTTAGTTACATCAGGTTTCGCAAACGCTAATACTACAAGCTTATTAGGCGACATTTCTAACCAAATCACTACAGGTTTCGCAAATGCAGAAGTAGCTGATTGTAATAGAGCAATGGATGCTATGCAGACCGCTTATGGCAATCAAATTGCCTCAATGAATCAGAGATTTGCAGACTCAACAGCTTTGACAGGTCAGTTAAATAATTTAGCTATGGGCTTACAGAACTGTTGCTGCGAAAACAGAGCAAGTATTGCTGACTTAAAGTATACAGTTGCAACAGAAGCTTGCGCTGACAGAAATGCAGTAAACAATGCTTTAAGAGATGTATTAACAGCTAATACTGCAAGTACACAGAGAATCTTAGACCAGATGTGCCAAGACAAGATTGATGCTAAGAACGAAAAGATTGCAGACTTAGAACGTCAATTAACAATGGCTAATTTACACGCTTCACAGACAGCTCAGAATGCATTCATTCAGCAGGGCTTTAGCAATGAAGTCGATGCTTTATATGACAGACTGAACAGCTGTCCAGTACCAACAACTCCAGTTTACGGACGTACACCAATCTTCACTTGCAACAACAATAATGGTTGTGGATGCACAAGTGGATTTAATGGCTTAGTTTAGGAGTTAGTTTATGGCAGAGTTTACTTATAATCCTATTCAGCTAGTACAGCCAGATCAGCCAGTAGTTCTTAACACAAGTATTGGTTGTGGAAGAGGATATGTATTACACAGAAATGAGAGTGGAATTGTAACTCTTAGAGGTATTGTAAATAATCCGACTTGTTGCTTTGCTAGATATCAAGTAACCTTTAATGCTAATATCGCAGTACCTGAAGATGGAACAGTTGGTCCTATTTCAGTAGCATTAGCAATTGATGGTGAACCTATTCTCACAAGCAGAGCAATCGTTACTCCAGCAGCAGTTGATGAGTACTTCAATGTAACATCAACCGCAATAATCACAGTACCTAGAGGTTGTTGCTTCAATGTAAGTGTTGAAAATACTTCAGAATCAGCAACTCCAGCAACTACACCAGCGCCAGCTATTAACGTACAGAACGCTAACTTAACTGTTAGTCGAATCGCATAGGAGGAAATATTATGAAAGTAATGGACGATTTAAAAGAAGTCTTAGAAGACCAGCTTAAAAAGATTGCTAAAAAAGGTGATATTACTCCTGCTGAATTAGATAGCGTATATAAAGCTACTAAAACTATGAAGTATATGGATGAACTCAAGCAATCAGAGGAATCTGGTGGCGAAATGGGTATGATGTCAAACAGAGGCGGTAGAGGTGGATATTCTCAGAATTATTCAACTCATATGCCTATGGGTGGTATGGATATGATGTATGGACCTATTTGGAATCGTAATAGAACTTATCCTGATAGCTATGATGGTGGTAGTTATGACGATAACTCCCGTGATGGTAGAGGAAGAGGTAATTACGATGGTTCATATGGTCGTGGTAGCTATGATGGCTCATATGATGGTATGAGTAATGATGGCAGACGTGGTAGAGATGACGACAGTGATGGTAGATACAGTGAAGAAGGCAGCTTTCGCAGGGGTAGAGACGCCAGGGGCCGTTATACGAGTAGAGATGGGGGCTCCTACGATTATAGTAGAGCAAGCAAAGAGGAAATGGTAAAGAAGCTCGAAGCTATGATGCAAGAAGCACCTAGTGAAAAAGAGCGTAGTGCCATTGAACAGTGCCTTAATAAGTTAGAAGGTTAAAAGTAGAGGGGGCATTATTGCCCCTTTATTAATTTATGATAGACTTAAAAATGATTAATGAGACAATCGAAGAATTAGAAAGCGCAGATACTACATTCTTTAATTGTCAGAATCTTGCTCATCTATATATTGTAAGAGACCATTATAAAGGAGCCAGTAGTCATGACGCTGCCAGTGTAGAAGCGGAACTTAATGATATTCTACCCCAATATAAAAAGTACGTTGATATTAAACGAAAGTATCAAATGCACGATACTTCAAAAGAAGCTGTATTAATGGCTCTTGAGAAAGTATGCACTGAAATAAAAGACTTTATTAAAGAGTTATATAATAATACAGATATGCAACAAGAACGTGATCAGATAAAAAATTTATTAATTCAATTATATAAAGAGCCTTTATGAGCTCTTTTATTTTTTGCAAAAATTGTTAAATTGGCTATTTACAATAGTTTAATACTTGATATAATATTATTGTGAGTGTTGAGTGCTCACGTGAGAAAGGCGAATAGTTAAAATGAGAGTTAAAGACATTAATTTAAAAGATCAGTTACTTGAAGTAAAAGATAAATGGTATTATCAGGATTACAAATGGGGTCTGAAAATTAATAAGCATTCAGTTGTATTTGATAATGACTTCAAATTTAAGCTTGTTAATCTTGATCTTGATGAAGATGATCACGGTGTTGTTGTTAGATTTTATATTAATGATAAATATGATGAATTACTTGGCTATTTTAGTGAAGATAAATATGCTGATGATCCAAAAGATATTTTAGAAACAATTTTGTTATTTATTGCTAATCACATTTAAGGAGATAAAAATGAGAAAATATATTTATGAATGGGAAAATACCGTTACCTATGATTGGGGCCTTGATTATTGGTTTGCTAAAAATTATAGAACAGTTAAAAAAGAATTAACAGATACTTATAAAGATGATCCTAATATTATTATTAAATTTATTGCTGAGGTAAGATATGAAGATCAGGTTGGTGATTTAAAGAGGTGAATAAATTATGTTAGTAAAATCATTATTAAAAAAATTTGCTAAATACACACAGGTTATTATTGCAAGTGAGGGTAGTAAAAATTATATAAAGGGTAATGCAAATATGCTTGCATCTTTGTGTGATACAGTTGGTCTTGAAAATGCAAAGGTTGATTATATTAAAATTGATTATAAAGATCATACCGTATATGTAATGGTTAAGGAGAATTAAAAATGTTATTTAAGGATTATGCTAAAAGATATTTACATATGTCTGATGAAGTTACATTTCTTGTTGTAAGAGCCGTAAAAGACGACCATACACCATTTTATCATGCAGAATATTGGACAACCCCTATTTATTCTGTAAGAGAATGGTTAGATAATGAAGCTGCAAGTAATAGACATATTCTAAACGATCATCAGGCACCAATTGATTGGCTATCTGGGTCTAATTGGAATAGTGCATTTAAAACTGGTAGACTTCATAGTTTATTAGTTACATCTGATGAAGACATTACTAAGTTATATTCAGAAAAGCAGGCAGGTAGTTTAATTGAATTTTGTGGAAGCCATCTGTATATAAATAAAAAGTAGCTGCTATGAAATATATAATAATTAAACATACATTTGAAAAAACTGAAGATAAAATTTATAGACGAAGAAGCTATTACAAAGGGGTTGGCGTTGTAAATAATCAAGTTGTAGACATTTGGGAAGTTAATAAAGAAGCAGCAAAAACTTTTAATGATAAAATATCTGCAGAAAGATTGCTGTACAATCATAACTTAATTAGTGACATAGATTGGAAAAAATTTAAATCTAATATTTATAGGAAAAACAGTTATCAAATAAAAAAATTAAAGGAGATCAAAAATGAAGGAAAAAAGTAAGAATGAAAGGTATGCAGAAAAGTGGTTTAAAACAAACGATTTTAAGTATAAGTTAGTTAAGCAGTATATAAGTAAAACCGTTTGGGAAATATCAAAAGATGGCCTAACTTATAGATGGGAATTACCATATGATGTAAGTGATATACATAGTTATATGAAGTGGTGTAATAGAAACCATAACATGCTAGTTGAATTAAATAAACTTAGAAAAGAGGTAAAACATTAATTATGAGAATTACAGATTGGAACATTAAAGAAATGACCGGTTATGAACCAATAACAACTTTTTATACAGATTTTTCAATTGCTGATAATTTTGGTGTAGATGCTATTAAAGATACTTATGAAAGAGCTTTTAAAGGATGGAAGCATGATTATAAGTATTTAACAGAATTATATATGGTTCTTAATTGGAAGACTTGGGAGCACTACGAGACTAATAGAGAATTTGCAGTGCTATATGATAAGTTGTGGCGTAAGCTTGGAAATTGGTGTGATAAGAATTTTAACAAAGAAGAGTTATCATATTTTTATCGAATAACGGATTAAATAAATTCATTCTGGGACATATTTTTTAATCAGTATATAAATTACTTAATTAATTAAAAAAGTGTCCTAGAATGCTTTAAAATAAATGACAGGAGGTATTATGATTAATTTAGAGATTAAAGCAGCAGATAAATTTACAAATCTTTGTGTTTATGCTCATTCAAAATATGATCCTAACTTAGTTAATATTTATAGAAGTATGTCTGTTAAATATTATCATGTAAATACCAAAGAATGGGAATTTCCTATTTTTGAATTGGATGAGCTACTTAATAAGCTTAATGGTTATAAATATACTTTAATTGGAGAAGAATTATTAAATAAAGTTACTTCTGTGATACCCAGGCAATTTAAATTCAAAACAAAGCCATTTAAACATCAATCAGATGCAATTGAATTTGGATTAAAACATAATAAATGGCTGCTAGGTGATACTATGGGTTTAGGTAAAACTAAAGTAGCAATTGATCTGGCATGTATTAAAAAGCAGTCTGAAAATTATAAACATTGTTTGATTATTTGTGGTATTAATGGCTTAAAATGGAACTGGTTAAATGAAATAAAAGTACATTCAAATGAAGGCGCTTATATTTTAGGTCAAAGAATAAAAAATAATTTAATTAAAATTGACAGCAATAAAGATAAGCTTGCTGATGTGGAGCATTTAGGGTCAATTAGAGAATACTTTATTATTACTAATATAGAAACCTTAAGAGAACAAAAAATTGTCTCAGAATTGAAAAAAAGTATCTTAAATGATGAAATAGGTATGATTGTCTTAGATGAAGCTCATGTATGTAAAAATCCAAGCAGTCAACAAAGTAAGGGGTTATTAAAATTAAAAGCAGATACAATGCTTGCAATGACGGGTACTCCTCTTATGAATAGTCCAATTGATTTATATATTATCTTAAAATGGCTGGGATATGAGACTCATTCATTTTATCAATTTAAGAATTATTATTGTATTATGGGTGGCTATGGTGGATATGAAATAATTGGTTATAAACATCTTAATGAGCTGCAGGATCAATTAAATTCTATTATGGTTCGTCGATTAAAAGAAGATGTTTTTGATTTGCCAGAAAAAATATATATAAATGAATATGTTGAGTTATTACCAAAACAGCGCCAAATTTATCAGGAAGTTACTCAAGAAATACGAGCAAATATTGATAAAATTCAGTTATTACCAAACCCATTAGTTGAATTAATCAGAATGAGACAAGTAACAGGTTATCCTGGTATTCTATCTAGTACTATTACTGAAAGTGCTAAGTTAGACAGATTAGAAGAACTTGTTGATGAAGCAGTAAAGAATAACCAAAAAGTTGTCATTTTTAGTAATTGGACTCAAATGACAGACGCAATTAAGAACAGATTAAGAACTAAACAATTAGGTCTTCGAGTCATAACAGGAGAGACAAGTGATAGTGTTAGACAAAGTTATGTTGATGATTTTCAGTCTAATGAAAACTGTAAAGTAATTTTAGGAACTATTGGAGCAATGGGTACAGGTATTACACTGACAGCTGGAACTGTTGAAATATTCGTAGATGAACCTTGGAATAAGGCATTAAAAGAGCAAGCAGTAGACAGATGTCATAGAATAGGAACTAAATCAAATGTTACTATATATACATTAATAGCGAAAAATACTATTGATGAAAGAATTAATGATATTGTTGAAAATAAAGGCTTATTAGCTGATCAAATAGTCGATGGAAAACTAGTTGGTAATAAGAAAGAAATTTTAGAATTTTTAATTAATTAATGTACAAATTATATTATATTTTGTATAATATTATATGTAATTAAGATTGGAGGTGAAATTTTGACAGAGAAATTATTACGAATTGAGGACGTTGCTATTAAGCTTGGCTGTTCAATTTATACTATTAATCTCTGGTATAAGTTTAAACAGGAAAATCCTGATCATGAATTAGTTAAATATTTACCTGATTATATCCAGGAAAATCCAAAAGCACCAAAATATTGGCAGCAACAAGATATAAAACTATTGAAGAAATTTAAAGAGTTAAAACCTCGTGGACGATATGGAATAATGGCAAGTGTAACACAGAAATATGTAAAAAAGGAGAAATAAAATGAAAAACTTAGAAGCATTAGTAAATGAATATGGAATATTAAATAAAAATTTAAAGAATTTAAAGAAATCAGTAGATGATTTAAACAAGGAAATTAAAAATGAAATGGTCGCAAGACAGTTAGATTCATTTGAGTCTGTTAATTGGAAAATTAATTATCAGACGAGACGTTCTGAATCACTTGATGAGGATAAAGTAGTTGATATTTTAATTAAACGTGGCTTAGATAAAGGTATAGTAACATATAAGCCATGTGTTAATGAGAATGCTTTAGAGAGTGCTATTTATAATGGTAGTATACCAGCAGATGTATTAAAAGAAATATCTGATTGTAAAATCGTTAAAGAGACTTTTGCATTAGTTGTAAAGGAGAAAAATTAATATGTACGAATCAGTAGCTATTCCAACAAAACTTTCAGCTACATCAAGAGTAGCAGTAAAAATCAGAGACAATTTCTATACAATTGAATATTCTGAAGAAAGAACTATTCCTGAAGATGCTGAAACAAATATGGAATTAGAAAGACAATATTTGTTTGATGATGTTAATGCTATTGTTGATCAACAAATTAAAGACATTTTAGATACATTTAAAAAGTAATGTACTTATACAACTAAATATAGTATAATATTAAAGTAATAAGAATTATACATGTGTATACTATCCCCCGATAAACTATGTGTATAAAAATTTTCTGCTAATATTCTTATTACACGCGGTTGATATATTACGGGTATATTAAACGTGGGAATAATATTATAATATGTCAACCAGCGAATAGCTCATTTTAATTTAAGTGCCCGTAACACTTAGTTAAAATGAGTTTTTTATTTAAAGGAGCAATTATGAATAATTATGTAGTTATTTTAGATTGGATGTGTCAAGATTTAAAATTAAGTGGTAATGAATTATTAATTTATGCCTTAATATATGGTTTTTGTCAGGATGATAATAGTTATTTTTTTGGCAGCAGAAATTATATAGCTAAAACTTTTAATATTTCAAAGCCTACCGTTGATAAAGCATTAAAGTCTTTAATAGAAAAAAAGCTTCTTATAAAAGAAGAAATGATAACAAATAATGTTTTATTATATAAATATAAAATCTTACTACCGGTAAAGAAATCTTACTGCCCCGGTAAAGAAATCTTACCCAATAATAATATTAATAATACTAATACTATTACTATTAATAAATCTAATATTATTAATAAATCTAATATTATTAATAAATCTAAAAATAAATATGATAAATGTATAGATATAATAGAAGAATATACGGAAAATAGAGAATTAAGAGAAAGTCTTATATTATATTTAAAACTTAGATTAGAAATGAAGGAAAAACCAATATTTGTTAATCAATGGAAGGGACTTTTAAATAAACTATCGAAATTAACTTCAGATGATTTAGAAAAGATAACAATAGTTCAGCAAAGTACTGATCGAGGTTATGCTAGTTTTTATCCTTTAAAGTCATTTGATAAAGATGCTTATCATCAAAAAATTATAAGTGAACAATATACTGATGACGAAATAAAAGAGCTTGATAAATTATCGAAAGAGAGGGAAAAACGTGGACAAAGAACGAAATTCTAATTGCTGGTATAAAGATGTCTGTACATTAGAAAGCTGTACTAATTGTATTAGATACTTAGAAATGAAATATTTGCTTGATAATAGTGGTATTCCAAAAAGTAGGCAACTTCCTATGATTTTAGATGCTGGAGTAGATTATGATGCTTTTTGTAAATTAGCTGATTTAAAGGATGATATTGTTAATTTTGTTAATCGAGGAGCTAATCTTTATATTTGTAGTAGAGTTACTGGCAATGGTAAAACTAGTTGGGCAAGATCGGAAGAGCA